CATTGTTTTATTTAACCCGTTGGATAATCTAACGGGTTTTTTATTGCCATCGTGTTGGTACAACCTCATTGCAAGAATCGTTTTTAAGGCTATTTTTAAGCGATTTAAACACGGTTAACCTCTTGCGTGGTGTATTGGTATAGTTTACGTGTTAAAACATCATCACAATGCTTTAAAATGAGTTTAACCCTAAAATGTACTGATTTCGCCACCAAAAGAACACTAAAAACCGTTATTGTACTGCTTTGTGCTGGGCTAAAATATTGTAACACAGATGTTTACATATGTTTGACAACAAGAATCACGAAAACCCCTATTTATTTCCTATATACTTTTCTCTTATTTTTATTTTTTTCTTCTCTTTCTCTTTTTTTTCTTTTTTCTTTTTACTTTTTCTATATATACCTTTTTTTTGTGTGCTTTTGTGCTGATGTAATATAAAATAAAGAGAATCAAGGAGTTAGCTCAGCACAAACTCAGCACAAAACAGTACAAAAACTAGTGAATAGTACAAAAAAAGAGGGCTAAAAGCCCCCTTGTATAGAAAATAATTGATTACTTAATTGATTAAATTCCTAGTAAAATTCTTTTTTCTTCATCCGAAAGTTCAACTCCTGACGCTAAAATTTTGTTTATCGCATCAGCTTTTTTGTTCAAAGCGTCTGCTTTTTTGTTTTCGTCATCTTGAAGTACTGGCAAATGGCTAAAATCAGGAACAAGTTTCAATCCGTCCGCATCCAATCCAATTTGGTGCGAAATTGTGTCGTACATTTCCTTCGTTTCGGGAATGATTGTGTCTTGATATGTCATTTTTAAACCTTGTTTTACATTTTCATATTTACTGGACTGAACAAAAATATTTGGGTTTAATTCGTAGGCTTCAATTATGGCAAGTTTTGATTCTGTCAGCTCCTCAAATAAAAGAAGGTCTTTTGTCGGGTACGACATAGGCGTCCATTTAACTTCTGCTTCGGTTAAAACGATTTTATCTTTACTACGTTTTGCCCAATCGCGTTGTATTTCTTCTTTTTCTCCTGGTGTCATAGGAAGAGCGCCCCCCATATCTGACTTCCCCGCCGATAAAATACCTAAAGCGCTAAGATTTTCAAGTAACACATTGCGCTTCTTGTAGCTTGCTTTAATGTTGGATAGTGGATATTTAAGCGTGTCTATTCGGTTAGCTGTGTTAATAAGGTTCACACCGTCGGGCGTGTTTAGGTAAATCATATCTTTTAGCTCAATGTCTTCCTTTTGGTCATTGTTGTACCAAAACTCAAACGATTCAATAAGTCCTGCCATGTCCATTTGTTTTAGCAGCTTACCTGTACCCTTTACTTTAATCTTGTTGGTTGGAAGTGGTACGATTATGTTTCTAACGCCGAATGATCGCTCAGGGCAGTAGGCGAATGAATTGTTAAATAAACCATCGTTAACGGATAGTGAATAAATAACATCACCCCAACTTTGCGTTGCGTTTGGCTTCTTAATAAGGTCTAACATCCAATGGTTTTCAACTTCGTTACCTTCATTATCAACTAATTTTGGAACACCTGACGACATCATTGTGGCGCGTCTATTAATTACGGCGCGTAATTCGGGTATTTCTAGGTATAAATCATAAGGTTTATTTGTATCAATCCATTGCGGCTCTTTATTGCCCCATATTTCGGAGCGTTGTTTGTTTAAGTATTCCATAAACTTGTCAGTTTTGCCGCTTGACCAACCGAACATACTAGACCAAAAATTTGCCATATCAATTATTTATTATTTGTTGTAAATTTAAGTAATTTAACTTTGTATAAAAATTTTTTTAGACTAACCTAAAAATATGTCTATATTTATCGAAACTATTTTTTAGACTTATCTAAAAATATTTGTCGGCTTATGGAAAAAAAGCGTAACAGTTACGGATTAAAAAATTTAGACTTGTCTATAAAGGACTTGGACTTGGGCAAGCGCGAGGTCGCTATGTACCTTTCTAAGTTCGATAATATAGACAGTGACATGGACATGATTGTTAAGGGAGCTTTTGCGCGTTCCATTGCTGAACGTGGTGTTGAGAGTGAGAGTAATAGAAAAATTGCTTTTTTGCGTTATCATGATTGGCAACATCAGATAGGCAAGTTTGTAAAGCTTGAGGAGGACGAAACGGGACTATTTGCCGTGGCTAAATTGGGAACATCTACAAAAGGAGAGGACGCACTACGGGACTACGACGAAGACATTATAAAGGAACACTCTATAGGCTTTCAATACATTTGGGATAAGATGGAATGGGTGGATGATGAAAGCGTAAAGGGTGACGGTTATTACAGAATCGAGGAGGTTAAACTATTCGAGGGATCGGCTGTTACTTTGGGAGCGAATGAAGAAACACCTGTTTTGGGTGTTCAAAAATCTGCAAATCCGATTGATGACTTGAAGAAGATTGAAGACGAAATAAGCATAGTTACAAAGGCATTGATTAACGGTCGTGGAACAGATGACCGTCTTTATAATCTTGAAATGAAATTAAAATATTTGAACGCTCGGTTAGTCGACCATGCAAACAACGCTATTAAGAGTTATTCCAAACTTGACAGGGTTAAGCATATCGACACTACGCCATCGTTTGATTGGAATAAAGTAAATCAATTGTTAATAGCTAAAAAGTAAAAAAATGGCAAACGAAAATTTAACACCTGAGCAGGTGATTGAGAAGTTTGAAGCAAAGATAGGAGAAGCTACAAAAGGTTTAGTTTCTTCTGATGTTGTGGAAGGCTTAAAGAGTGAGTTGGAAGGTTTAAAATCCAACAAAGAAGTAAGTGAAATGAAAGCGAAATTCGCTGATTTGGAAACTGCAATTGAAGGGCTTAAAGAGTCTAAGAAAAGCAACGAAAACAAAACGAAGTCTTTAGTTGAGCAGTTGAAAGAGAAGTCAAGCGAAATTAAGCAGCTAGTAGCTAACAAATCAGGAGTTGTAAAGCTTGAAATTAAAGCACAGCAAGACCCGTCAGATTTTGTTGGTCGTGATGACTACGCGCAATTATTACCGGGTACAGTTAAGAAGCCTGTAAGAGCGCCGAGAATCTTGGATTTATTCAGACGACAGCCAACTTCTACTGAGTATGTGAAGTACAGAGAAGAGAACGTTGTAACGCGTGATGCATCTGTTGTTGTTGCTTGTGCGACTTCTACTTCTACGACTAAGAAGACTTGGCAAATGAGAACTGTACAGATTCAAAAGATTCGTGATTTTGTTGATGTTTGCATCGACATGATTGAGGACTATGCGTTTGTATCTGCTGAGGTTGAGCAATTACTAAACGAGTCAATCAAGTTGAAAGAGGAAGCTGAAATCTTATTAGGTTCTGGAAACATCCTTTCAATTGATGGAATTTCTTCTGAGTTTGACGCCGCGAACGTATTAGCACCTTACACGGTTGCATTTGACTCTCCAACATTGGCAGAATTAACGGCAGCAATGAAAGCGCAAATCTATACTTTCGGTGATGAGAACGCTTGGGAAGCTGACACAATCGTGATGAACCACAACGACATGGTTAAATTCATGCACCAAAAGAACGCTGACGGTGACTACTTATTACCGAACTTCATTTACCAAAATGGCGGTATTTTGAACGGCATGAGAATCGTTACTTCGCCACTTGTTGCAGCAAATGAATTGTATGTTTTCGATTCAACTAAAGGTGTTATCTTGGAAAGACAAGGCGCACAATTGGAAATGAGCTACGAGAACAACGACAATTTCGAGCATGAGATTGTGACGTTAAAAGCGGTTGAGCGCGTACAATTCCATGTTTCTACTATTGAGCAAGACGCGTTTATGAAGTGTACTAATATTGCAACTGCATTAACTGCAATCACAAAACCATAAATTGAAATAAATCTGTAATTCAATAAATATGACAAAGGTTAAATTTTTGAGAAGTTACGGAGTTGCAAAAAAAGGGGATACCGTCGAGGTGTCCCCAAAGCAACTTGATTTTTTAGTAAGAAACGGGATAGTTGAAAAGGTTGACTGTAAGGACTGCGAAGATTGTGAGGACTGCAAATCAACTAAAAAGAAGCGTACCACGACAACTAAAAAGAAAACAACAACGACAAAAGCAACAATGGGCGGTAAATAATGAGCGTACTCGGTATAACATACAGTGACTTTGGAAAAGGGCGTTTTGAATTGCACCACGGCATTTACAGCCAAGTGACTTTGCAAAACTACATTGACCGCTACGAATTAGTTTATTTAGCTAAGTTGTTAGGGGTTAAAGAGTTTGAAAAGTTCAAAGCTGATTTGGTTGGCGGTGTTCCACAGAGCGCGATTTGGGTTAAGGTTTTCGAGCCTTTCCAAGAAGATCACCAAGACTGTGACGTTATCATAAGCGAGGGTATGATTGACATGCTTAAAGGCTTTATTTATTTCATGTATGTTAAGGATTTGACTAATCAAATGACACCAAACGGAAACGTTCGTCAGTTGGGTGAAAATTCCGAAAACATAAGCACTTTGAATAATATGATGTATTCAAGATACAACGAATCGGTAAGGACTTATAGATCAATTCAGACGTACATTTGCGACAATCAGAGGGACTACTTAGATTATAACGGGCAAAGGTTAGCGTTCAACTACTGGATATGAAAGAAGCAAGCGAACATATCGAAGATTTAATAAATGAAATTGATTCGACTATTGAAGTTTCCTATGATGCTGGTTCGGGGCGTTCTTTAACTTGCAAAACTAAATGGGTTCGGGTTGGTTCTATTGTTACTGATTCACAAGGCAATGAGTTTGTTGTTACGGAGGTTGTTGATGATGAGTATATTGTAGCAGGAAATGCGGACGGGGTTTTGAATATTCCTAATCCATTCTTTGCGACTGGTACCAAGTTGGCTACAAATTCAGAGTGGACAATGGCTGACCCTAACTTGAACAATAAAACGCCTTTGGTTTGGTTATTAGAAATAATTAGCGAGCGCGGTTATGGGCGTGGCAGCACGTTTGATAGTGAGATTGATGTAAGGATGTTTTTTTTAGATCAAACAGACCCTACGCAATACTACACTAAGGATCACCGGAAGAATGTTGTTAAACCAATGCAGAAGCTCATGAAGGCTTTTTTAGATGTTGTTGAAAAAAACCGTAATTATCAGACTGTTGAAGATTACAGATTTAAGACTTTTGCTAGATTCGGAGAAGAATCGGACAGAGGGGTTTTAAGAAATATTTTAGACGCGAATTTGTCGGGGGTTGCGCTAGAATTAAATTTAACCCGATACAAAGAAAATTGTAAATGTTAAAATACTATAATTATGAAAGGATGCAAATGTAATTTAGGTTTATCCAACACAGGACGCCCGGGATGCGTGCCTATTTTTGGAGTAACAAGCTCTTTAATCTTAGTGCCTTTAAAGGATAGCACGGGAGCAAAGAATGGAGTTGATTTAAGCGTGGCTTTGCCAACTTGGAGCGATTTAATTAACCAAGCGGACGTGTCGAAAA